GAAAGTAACTAAAGAAAAGCGCAAAGCAAAAAAAGAGTTAAACGAGAACGATCGTACAGTATTACTAAAATTAGCTCAAACAGTTTTTAATAAGTTTATACGTGAGCGAGATGGAAAGACTTGTATATCATGCCCATTTAAAGGCGAAGGGCGACAAATACACGCAGGTCATTATATGAGTCAAGGGGGAAACAGCGCATTACGTTTTGATGAGCTTAACTGCCATTCACAATGTGTTCAGTGCAATAATTACAAAAGTGGTAATTTAGCAAACTATCGGATTAACTTAATTGAGAAGATCGGACTCGATGAAGTGATACGTCTTGAAACGACAAAGAATACAAAATTATGGACTGTGGATGAATTACAAGAGATTATTAAAACTTACAAGCAAAAGATTAAACAAATTTAGCTACAATTTAAGCAATACATGGTATAATGTTGGCTAAAGAAAACCAAACTCCCTATTGTTTCATGTAGGTTACGGGAGTACGCCAGTAAAAGTCTGGGAAGATAACCTACACGTCATCTACGTAGAAAGTTTTTGTGAGAGGTTGTCTACAGCACCTTCACGCATCAACCTCTCATCAAAATTTATAAGTCGTGAAGGACTTCAAATGTTAAACAACCAAGAAATAAAAGCACCACATTTAATTGAAAATATTGGGTATTTATATCCTAATAAAAACTCAAAACAAAAAAGATTATTTGGTATGTTTAAATGCTATTGTGGTACTCAATTTAAAGCGCAAATTTTTAGTATAAAAAGTGGGCATACGTTATCGTGTGGATGTTTAAAAGGCATAGAACATCATGGGCTTAGTAATCATAAATTATATGATATTTGGATAAATATTAAAACACGTGTGAATAACAAAAAATGTAAAGAATATAAAAACTATGGTGGGAGAGGTATTGCTATCTGTGATAGATGGAAAGACGTATCAAATTTCATAGAAGATATGTATCCATCTTATCAAGAAGGGCTATCTATCGACCGAATAGATAATAACGGTAATTATGAGCCTTCTAATTGCAGATGGACTACTAAAACAATACAGTCTAGAAATACTAGAATTTTAAAATCAAATAATACGTCAGGGTATAGAGGAGTTAGTTTTCATAATGCTACCAAAAAGTATATCGCCATAATTAGAATTAATGGAAAATCAAAAACTATAGGATACTTTTCAAGCCCTTTAGATGGTGCCAAGGCATACGATAATTTTGTAATAGAAAACAACTTAGAACATACAAAAAATGGAGTTTTATGATATAATTATGTGTTTCACAAAAGGTTCCACTCTTCTGATAAGTGCCCAAGGGGAGCTTCGCAAGATAGGTTGAGTGGTCATTTAAATGTAAATTGATACGAGCCAATTAACCTAATGAGTACCTGAACAAAAAAAGGTCTTCATCTACCTCCTCTTTACAGTGGAAAGTTATGGTTTTGGTTCATATCAGTTTATAATTAAGGGGTAAAGATGAGTAGAGAGATTAAATTTAGAGCATGGGATAAAGATGAGCATTGTTGGATTCCATCTAAACAATTAGCCATAACATCTGATGGTGAATTAATAACTTATGATGAGGGCGCAAGTGACTGTGTAAAAGCTGAGTGCTTCGTAAAAGACCCAATAGAAGTTATTTTTATGCAATACACTGGACTAACAGACAAAAAAGGTGTTGAGATTTATGAGGGAGATATTGTAAATATTCCTTTTAGTGATTTAGTAAGTGGAGTAACTCGAAGGAGTTGCGATGTTATTTATGCTTCATACTCTTTCATGTTTAGAGACAATTTATATAAAAATCTATATGAGCCTAAAGCAACATCAGTAATAGAAGTAATCGGAAACATTTACGAGAATCCAGAACTATTGGAAGTAAAATGAGCTTCACAATAGAACAGCTATACCGATGCACTCGTCAAGAGTTCTGCGATAATACTGGCATATCACCTGCAGAGCTATTAAAATCACTTGAAGCCGAAATATCAATGTTAAAGCTGTCATTAGATGCTTATAGTAAAGAATACCGCAATGGTGGATATATTACTTCCGATATTCAGCGTGAACGTTCAGCCATCATCTACGAGATAAGAGAGAAGATAGACCGCAAGAGCGCTAAAGTAAAAGATATTAAAAAAGAGTTCCAATTATGAATAAATTTATTAGACTAACTAATGATATGGAGAGCATGATATGAAACATACAAATAGAAACTGTTTAAAGTGCAATACACTTGTGTGTAAAAATATACAAACAGGCTATAAATACACAGAAGAAGAACTCAATAAAATAGAAGCTAAAAATAAAAAGCCATTAGTATTTAATAAAATACCTATTAGGCTATAATACTATCATGGATACAATAGATAAGTTTCACGAGCTATCTGAAATATTATCAGATGATATTAATAAAGTAGCATTCGTTATTAAAGCATATCATCATGAACAAATACACTATAATTCAATACTATCTGATTGCCAATACTCTTCTACCTCAAGACTAGAAAAATACGCAGATACAATAGAAACTATTTTAGACTTAAAGCACTCAGTAGTAATTGAATCAGCTAAAGGGATAACATTTAACGACCTTGATCTATATGTTAAATATTTGCACCTACTGCTAGAGTCAAATCAGATTATTTATGCCCCATTTATAAAAACCTGCCATTGCAAGGATTATATAAATCAAAGAGGATTATTTGAAGATGAATAGGTTTTATGGACGAATGTTTATAATGGCTAAATATAGCTCAATTCAACTGTTTATTAACTATGTAGTTATGTTTATGGGAATAGAGTTTGCATTTTATATACTAGAAGCCATTGCAGAAGTAAATCACGTAACATCATGGTATGATTATCTACTTATGATAACTACGGTATGGATGTTTATATTTAACATTGAGTACGTGTTTAACGTATTGAAGGGGAAAGAATGATTTACCTATATATTTGCCATAACTGTAAGATAGAAACTGATATTAATAAGTCAATGCAAGAAGTAGACCGTGTAGAGCATTGCCATATATGTGAGAGTGAATTGCAAAGAGTATGGCAAGCGCCTATGATTTCAACTGGGGATGGGATAAAGAAATGAGTTTAGATATATTACACATTAATGAAGAAATATTAGAGCATAACTCAAAAATTATATCAGAGTCTTTTAGAGAAAATAATGCTGCTAATTGGTTTGCAGGAGCTTGTGCAGCAGCAATAACAGATGACCCAATATTAGGGGCAACATTCTATAGTTATTATGGGGATGAGTATACAAGTAAAATATCAGATGAGGTTAATAACTAATGAAGAAGTATTTTTTTGATAAAAGATATTCATTAATTGATATTGCTATTATGTTTATAATTTCTAGAATTATTGCTGATTTATTAGGATTACCGTACTAATGGCACGACCAACTAAATATGATTGGGAAGAGATTAAGCGTCACTTTGAAAGTGGATTATCACAGCCTGAATTAGTAAGACGTTTTAAATGCCCAAAGTCATCATTAAGCGAGAAGATTAAAGAAGAAAAGTGGGTTATTAACGAACTAGCAAAATCCGTAGTTATGGGAAAGATTGAAGTTTCCGAACGAATTAACGAACTTTCCGAACTAAATCCCGAACTTAATAGAGTGGCTATGACGATAGGGGATGAAAAATCAAGGGACTTATCGTATATAAAAGACTCCTCCAAGTTCTTTTTAAACAAGGCAATTAAGAAGGTCGAAGAAGAAGAACATAGTATGGATGATTTATTTAAAGGCTCAAAGATAGCTACTGAGTGCGGTATGAACTTGGGAGTAATTGATCGTCACGCTCCAAAGATAGAAGTAAATAATACCAATGCACAGCAGAACAATACAGAGTTTAAAAGGGTAACTATTGCAAGACGCTCTGATAGAGTTGAGTGATCCTCAATATGACTTTTTAACGTCTACAAAAAAGCATACAGGATTCGTTGCTGGGTTCGGGAGTGGTAAATCATATATTGGTACACTTAAATCATTACATAAGATAATTAGCGGAGTACCAAAGACAGCTTACTATTTGCCTACGTACGGTGACATAAGAGACATTGCGTTTGATGGTTTCCCGACAGTAGCAGAAGCTTTAGGGTATGACTTTAAACTAAATAAAACCGATAAGGAATTTACACTATTAGATGGGAAAACTGAGATAGGAAAAGTATTATTTCGTAATATGTCTGAGCCTGAGTCAATCGTAGGTTATCAAGTAGGATACACGCTTATAGATGAAACAGACATTTTAAAACAACAGATTATGGACAAGGCATTTAAGAAGATATTAGGGCGTAATCGTTTAATAGTTCCAGTAGAAGATGAAGAACTTATAGCCGAATATATAAGCACACAAATAACTCCAGAAGGAACATACTTTCACTCTGGCAAGATGATGCTATGCTATGTGAATTCCATTGATGTTGCAGGAACTCCAGAGGGGTTTAAATGGTTTTATGATCGTTTTGTAACTAGACGTAATGCTAATACAGATTTGCTTATAAAAGCTTCTACATATTCAAACCTTCATAATTTACCTGATGATTTTATAGAAACTTTAAGATCACAATATCCAGCAGAGCTATTTGAGGCGTATGTTAATGGTGAGTTTATAAACCTAACAACAGGAACAATCTATAAATATTATAATCGAATCACTAATGAATCAAGCGAAGTAGACAACGGCGTAGAAGAGCTATTTATTGGTCAAGACTTCAATATCGGTGGATGCGTTTCTATTGTGTACGTCAAACGTGATGATAATATTGTTGCGGTAGATGAGTATGAAAGCTATGATACAAATATGATTATAAACAATACTAAATCACGTTATCCAAATAGAGTTATAAGTTTTTATCCCGATGCAAGTGGTAACGCTAAAAAGACATCAGCAAGCGAAACAGATATTACAATGCTACGAAATGCTGGGTTTAAAGTATTGGTGAATGGACGTAACCCATCAGTAAAAGACAGACACAACATAAGTAATAATAAGTTTGAAAAAGGGCAGCTAAAAGTAAACTCAAAGAAGTGCCCTAAATATGCTCAAGCTTTAGAACAACACGCATATTCATCCAATGGAGAGCCTGATAAGTTTGCAGGGGCAGGAACAATAGACGACTACACAGACGCAGGAACATACCCGATAGCATTCATGTATCCTATTGTAATCCCTAAAAAAGAGTATAATATCGAATTAATCCCATCATATAATCCAATGGCAAATAGGAGCAGATAGTGACAAAGAAAGAACGAGAAGAAGAGAACCAAGAAGAGTTAAACGAATCATTATCAGTAATTCACTATGAAGCTATCACAGCGTTTGATGATATTCAAACAGCACTCAGAGAAGAAAGATTGCAATGTTTGACAGATAGACGCTTTTACTCTATTGCTGGCGCACAATGGGAGGGCGAACTAGAGCAACAGTTTGAGAACAAACCAAAGTTTGAAGTAAACAAGATTCACTTATCAATTATTAGAATTATTAACGAATACAGAAACAATAGAATCACGGTTGATTTTATCAGCAAAGATGGAACAAAGAACGATAAACTTGCCGATGTATGTGATGGACTATACCGAGCAGATGAACAGGACAGCAATGCAGAAGAAGCTTATGATAATGCTTTTGAGGAGGCTGTTGGCGGTGGATTCGGAGCATGGCGTTTACGTGCTGACTATGAAGATGATGAGGATGAAGAGAATGAGAAGCAGCGTATCTGTATTGAACCGATTTATGATGCCGATTCGTCAGTGTTCTTTGATCTAAACGCAAAACGTCAAGATAAGTCAGATGCTAAGTATTGTTATGTTTTATCATCTATGACAAAAGAAGCGTTTGAACATCAATACGGAGATGAGGAAGATCAATCATCGGTTAGTAAACAAATCGAGCAGCGACAATTCGACTGGTATAGCCCCGACATTATCTACGTAGCAGAATATTATGTCCTTGAATCAGTAGAAGAAGAACTTTATATCTATAAAACTATGGATGGAAAAGAAGAAAAATATACTAAGAAAGAATTAGAAGAAGATGGCGAAGATGGAGAGCCTTCATTATCTGAAACGTTACAAGCAGTCGGTACAAAACTAGACCGTAAGCGTAAGGTGAAGCGTAAGAAAGTTCATAAGTATATTCTATCTGGCAATAAGATACTAGAGGACTGCGGATATATTGCAGGTAATAAAATCCCTATTATTCCAGTATATGGAAAGCGTTGGTTTGTTGATAACGTAGAGCGTTGTATGGGCCACGTTAGACTAGCTAAGGACGCTCAACGTATTAAGAATATGCAACTATCTAAACTTGGAGAGATTAGCGCACTCTCAAGCATTGAAAAGCCAATCTTAACCCCTGAGCAAATAGTAGGTCATTCACAGATGTGGAGTGATGATAAT